AGAAGGAGAAGAAGACAAGACTAGATTATACGACATGGATGTGCCAATAGGTACATGGATGGTTTCAATGAAAGTAGACAATGATGATGTATGGGAGAACTATATTAAAACAGGAAAAGTAAAAGGATTTTCAATAGAAGGCTATTTTGCTGATAAACTAGAAAGACCTAACGAGCCTAATAAATTTTCTGAATGTGATTGTGACGATAAACTTGATACTTGTATTTGTAAGGATGAAAAAGCAGCAGAAAAACTATTAAGTGCTGTAAAGTCAATAGTCAAACAAAATATAGATGAGTAGAATAAAATACACAGTTCCTACATCAGGAACGAGAGCGTGTTTATGTAGAGATAAAGACACATATTCTATAGAGTGTTGTGACGATCAAGACTATATGAGACAGGGTATTGGAAACATTACCGGAACAGATAGTGAATAGTAGTAAAAAAACTATATTTTAAAAATATAACAAACACAAATTAATTTAATTGTAATAGTATGAAAGCGACAGAAATGTTAAAACAAGTAAAAGACCTACTAGGTATGAACGCTGCAGAAGTAAATTTAGAAGAGCAAGATATAAATCTTGAAGCGACTAAAGAGGAAACTTTAGCTACAGATCAAGTAGAAGAAACAAAAGTAGAGCTTGCAACTATGCAGCTTGAAAATGGTACAACAGTAGAAGCAGAAGCTTTTGAAGCTGGTAACGAGATCTTTATTGTTACTGAAGACGAAAAAGTTGCTCTACCAGTTGGAAGTTATACACTTGAAGATTCTACAGAATTAGTTGTAGAGGAAGAAGGTATAATTGCTTCTATTGGCGAAGCTGAAACTGAAGAAACTGAAGAAGTGGAAGCAGCAACAGATTACGCTACAAAAGAAGATTTAGCAGAAGTAAGAAAAGCAGTCGAAGATATTGTAGCTATGATTGAAGAATTAGGTTATGGTAAAAAAGACGAAGAAATGGCTTCTGAAGAAGTTAAAGCAGAATTATCTGAAGAACCAACAAAAGAAATCTTATCTGAAGTAGAAAAAGTAAAACACAATCCAGAAAGTGAAGAAAAAACACAATTAAACATTCCTTCAAATTCTAGACCTATGAATACTTTAGATAGAGTAATGCAAACAATATCAAATTTTAATTAAAATAATAAAAAATGGCAAATAGCACAACATCAATAACTACTACTTACGCAGGAGAATTTGCAGGAAAATATGTTTCTGCAGCTCTTTTAAGTGGAAATACGCTGGCTAACAACTTAATAACTGTTAAGCCAAACGTGAAACTCAAAGAAGTAATGAAAAAAGTTGCTTCTACAAGTATTGTTAAAAACGGAGCATGTGACTTTTCAGGTCAATCAGACGTTTTAACTTTAACAGAAAGAATATTAGCACCAGAAGAATTCCAAGTGAATTTAGAGCTTTGTAAAAAAGACTACGTTCAAGATTGGGAAGCAGTTCAAATGGGATATTCTACTATAAATGAAACTTTACCTCCATCATTTTCTGATTTCTTAATCGGACATGTATCAGCTAAAGTTGCTCAAAAAATCGAAAATAATATCTGGACTGGAACTAACGCAACAGATGGCGAATTCGATGGATTTATAACTACATTAGGTGCTGACGCAGACGTAAATGATGTAACAGGTACAGCATCAACAGCGGCAAACATTATTACAGAGCTTGGTAAGATAGCTGACGCTATTCCTTCTGCAGCATATGGTTCAGAAGATATGACTATCTACTTACCTTCTAATATGTATAGAAACTACGTAAGAGCATTAGGTGGATTTGGAGCATCTGGTTTAGGAGCTGCAGGTACAAACAATCAAGGTACACAGTGGTATTCAAAAGGAGCAGGTCTTCAGTTTGATGGTATTCCAGTTGTATTAGCACAAGGTTTATCAAGTAGTGACGCAGTTGCTGCTGAAAAATCAAACTTATTCTTTGGTACAGGTCTATTATCAGATCACAACGAAGTAAAAGTATTAGATATGGCTGATCTAGATGGTTCTCAAAACGTAAGAATCGTTATGAGGTTTACTGCTGGTATTCAGCATGCAATCGGATCTGACATTGTATTATACGCAACAGCGTAATTAAAGATTGTATAACATAAGAAAGGGTAGGTAGCTAAACTGCCTACCTTTTTTTTTAAAATAAAAATAATATGGCTTGTGATTTAACTAAAGGAAGAAAAGAACCTTGTAAAGACGTAGTAGGTGGAATTAAAAATATTTATATTTCTGATTTCGGTGACTATACAGCTGTTACTTACGATACTACTGATACAGATGTAGTAGATAGCGTAGGAACATCAGTTGCTAGTTTTAAATACGAAGTAAAAGGAAATTCTTCATTTGAACAAACAGTAAATGCTTCTAGAGAAAACGGAACAACTTTCTTTGAGCAAACATTAAATCTTACACTTAAAAAACTTACAAAAGAGGATAACAAAGAGTTAAAATTATTAGCTTATGGTAGACCTCACGTTGTTGTTGAAGATTATAATGAAAACCTATTTATAATGGGATTAGAAAACGGAGCGGATGTAAGTGGAGGAACAATAGTAACAGGAGCAGCAATGGGTGACCTTTCAGGTTATACATTAACGTTCACTGCACAGGAAAAAGTTCCAGCAAACTTTATAGAATCAGCTGCAGATGTAGATACTGCATTAACTAATGCTGGGTTTGCTACTCCAACTGAAGGAACTAACTCTTAATAATTCCTTAAAACTTGATAAAGAAGGCACTAATTGGTGCCTTTTTTTATGCTTAATAATTAACAAAATAACATTTATTTTATTGTTATAATATGATAATATTACAGAACAGTTCTAGTTCTCAAACGATAAATTTTATTCCAAGAGAATACGAAGCATCTGACAGCAACATTTATAACATATCAATTATAAATGAAACAACAAATAAGTCAGTATATGATGAAGACACAAATGTATTTACATTAAATGATTATTATTATCAATATTCAGCTGTGTTTACATTAGTAGAAGACACGTTTTACACGATGACAATTAAAAAAAGTGGCAGTATTATTTATAAAGATAAAATATTCTGTACAAATCAAACTGTTACAAATTATTCAGTAAACAATAATGAATATGACGAGCAAGAAACAACAAACGAATTTATAGTATTATAATATGGACAATTTACACATAGTAAACTTATCAGAATATAATAGACCTAAAATATCTGAAGATAAACATAAGGAGTGGGTTAATTATGGAGAGGATAATGATTATTATTCTTATTTAATAAAGTTATTTATTAATTCTGCAACTAACAATGCAATTATTCAAGGAATATCTCAATTAGTATATGGTAAGGGACTAGATGCAACAGATAGTTCACAAAAGCCAGATGAATATGCTGCAATGAAATCTATATTTAGAGATGAAGATTTAAGAAATGTAATATTAGATTTAAAGTTATTAGGAGAAGGAAGTTTTCAAGTATTATACCAAGATAAAAAAGTAGTAAAAGCAGAACACTTTCCAAGACAAACATTAAGAGCAGAAAAATGTAATGATGATGGAGAAATTGAAGCTTATTATTATTTTCATGATTGGACAAAAATAAAAGCAAATAGTAAACCTAAAAGAATAGCTGCTTTTGGATTTGGTAATGGTAAAGAGCCAGAGATTAAAATTGTAAAAAGATATGTAAGTGGATATGATTATTATTGTCCAGTAGATTATCAAGGAGCTTTATCTTATGCTGAATTAGAATCAGAAATATCTGACTACTTAATTAATGATGTACAAAACGGTTTTTCAGGAACTAAAGTTGTTAATTTTAATAATGGGGTGCCTGATAGAGAAAAACAAATGCAGGTAAAGAATGATGTCATGAATAAATTAACAGGAGCAAGAGGAGAGAAAGTAATTATAGCATTTAACAACAACGCAGAAAGTAAAACAACAATAGATGACGTACCATTAGTAGATGCACCAGCACACTATCAGTATTTATCTACAGAGTGTTCTAATAAACTAATTATAGGACATAGAGTAACATCACCATTGCTTTTAGGTATAAGAACAGAAAATAATGGACTAGGATCAAACTCTGATGAAATAAAGACAGCTTCTTTGTTATTTGACAACGTTACAATAAAGCCTTATCAGGAGCTTTTAATAGGTTGTATAGACTCTATACTCGCAGTAAACGAGATAAGCCTTAATTTGTACTTTAAAACGCTTCAGCCGCTTGCTTTTATAGAAACAGATAATGCTGTTACAGACGAAGCAAGAGAAGAAGAGACAGGAGTTAAATTAGCAGAAGAAAAACCAGACCTTACAGATGAAATGGGAGAAGATTTTCTTTCACAGCTAGAAGGTGAGATAATGGATGAGTATGACCTTATAGGAAAAAGAGAATATTCAGAAGAAAATGAAGGTTTAGAACAGTGGAAGCAAAAAGTAATAGACGGTGATTTAGAATTAGAATCAATTAAGTCTAAACCATCAGATGAAAGTGTTTTAGACAAAAGTGTATATAAAGTAAGATATGCTTACGAAGAAAAATACACTAGCGGACAATCAAGAAAGTTTTGTTCTACTATGATGAAAAGAACAAGAAATGGTGTTGTATATAGATTAGAAGACATTGATAAAGCTTCTAGAGCAGGAATAAACAAGTCATTTGGACATAAAGGACAATCTTATGATCTATTTAAATATAAAGGAGGACCTAACTGTGGGCATTTGTGGGAAGAAAGACTTTATAAATTAAAAAAGAAAAATGATGGAGAATACTATGAAGATAAATCTTTAGCTAGTAGCAAAGAAGTTGATAGTATTCCTAAATCATATAAACCAAGACCAGCAGGGCATAAAAAAGCAGCAATAGCTCCTAAAGATATGCCTAATAACGGATACAAAAAACCTAGATAAAAATGGCACAGGCATTATTAATTAGTAGAAAAGATATAGTAAAGTTCACAGCAATGAATGGTAATGTTGATACTGATAAGTTTATTCAGTTTATTAAAATTGCACAAGACATTCATATACAAAATTATTTGGGATCAGACTTGTTAAATAAAATTGAAGCAGATATAATTGCAGGCACTTTAACAGGAAGTTATTTAAGTTTAGTTAGTGATTATGTAAAACCAATGCTTGTTCATTGGGCAATGGTTGAGTATCTTCCTTTTGCTGCCTACACGGTTGCCAATAAAGGAGTCTACAAACATACAAGCGAAAACGCTTCTAATGTAGATAAAACTGAAATAGATTTTCTGATTGAGAAAGAAAGAAACCTAGCGCAGTACTATACTGATAGATTTATCAGCTATATGAGTTACAATAGTAGCTCCTTTACAGAGTATAATAGCAATTCTAATGAGGATGTATATCCTGATAAAGACGCAAGTTTTGAGGGATGGGTATTATAAAGAAAAAGTATAAACCTAAAGCCTATAACTTGGAAAGATTAAAAAAATTCATTATAGACCTGAAAAAGAATAACAAAAAATTAAAAAACCTATTGTAATAATATGAGTTTCGGTTCGATATATGACGTATCTTGGTGGGGATTAACAAATGAATCAAATGGTTGGGGTAACATATACCCTTTTGATGCAGATGGATCTAATTTTAGAGCAGATACAACATTAGTATTGGCAGACACAACAAATTATACAGGAGATCAAACAATATTTTAAAAAATGGCAAAACAAACAATTAATATAGGAACAACAGCAAATGACGGAACAGGTGATCCAATAAGATCCGCATTTGACAAATCAAATGATAACTTTACAGAGTTATATGCAGGAGCTGGAGGTGTGGCTGATGACGCAGTAACTACTGCTAAAATAGCAGCAGATGCAGTAACTCAAGCTAAAATTTCAGATGATGCGGTAGGTGCAGATCAATTAGCAGCAAGTGCTGTAGTAACAGCTTCTATAGTAGATTCAAATATTACTACGGCTAAAATTGCTGATGATAATGTAACTTATGCAAAATTAGGTGCAGAATTCACAACAGCAGCAGCATTAAGTGGTACTGAAGTAGATTGGGCAACTGCTACAACATTTACTAAAACATTAGGAGCAGATACAACATTGACATTTGCTAATGTTTCGACTGGAATGCAAGTTAATTTAGTTATTAGTGGTGATTACACTTTAACTTTACCAACAAGTGTAAAAGAACTTACAAATGCTTCAACGTATGATGGAAGTGGAGAAAATTTAATAAGTATAGTTTCTACAAATGGAAACACAGAGCAATTCGCAACAATAAATAAAGTAGCATAATTATGAAAGCAGTAAATAACGCAGGAATTATAACATTTTATCAGTCAGTACCAAATTCATTTAGGTCATCAACTGGTTTACATTTAAACGTAAAAGGTTGGTCAAGTCAAGATATGAAAGACAATGGACTTTTTGATGTAATCATAGATGATAGTTATGATTCAAGAATACACGATTTAGGTGAAATATATTGGGACACAGGAGCAACAGTATTTAGAAAAGACAAATCTAATAAGTCATTTGATAAATCAGTAAGCGAATTAAAAGAGCAATCAATTAGCAACTTTAAAAGTAGAATTGGTGGTGAACTTGCAAAAACAGATTGGTATATAATAAGAGAAATGGATAATGGTGTTGATGTACCTGCAGATATTGTAGATGCAAGAGTAGCTTTAAGAGAATTATCAGATACAGTTGAATCGGAAATAAATGCACTAACTACTAAAGCAAAAGTTATTACATACGATTTCCCAAACATTTAATAAATGGGTTTAAATAAAAGATTAATTGGTGCAGGTGCTACAGCAAGTGGTGCATTAACTCCAAGTGAAAACTTTAAGGCAGTTTTATATACAGGTAATGGTGGAACTCAAGCAATTACAGGCGTTGGTTTTCAGCCTGATTTTGTTTGGATAAAACAAAGAGATGCAGTTAGAGGTCAAAATTGGTATGATTCAACAAGAG